GTTGGGAAATCAAGGTCAGACAATGATAACCCCCCTCCATAGGTGGTGTTTGTATAAATATCTGTAAGTACTGACTTTATGTCATTATCCACATCTTGCCGGGAAAAAAATCCATTTACTTTGGTTTGCCCTGCTGCTGAAATTGCATTTGTTGCTTTTATTTTTACCCATAATAGCGTTATATCTCCATAATTAGACACGTCTGGCTGGGTGAATATCTCTTTTATTCTCCGGATATATAAAGTGTTGCTTATTCTTAGGTTCTTGGCTTTTCCTCTTCTTTGTTTAAATGAAACATATGCTACATTAGGGGAATATACCGCTTGAGAACCTCTAATTGCATTGTTTGACCTCCCGCTTGTTATCATTGTTGTGGTGTGTAGAAGTGATTTTGAGCTACTGTATGAATAAATATAAAATCTGTCCTCATACTCGTAATAATCACCGTCTGTAGATGAATTATAGACACCGTTAGGGTAATGATAGTCTATCTCGTATTCTAGGGAATCTATACTAACTGGGTACAGTTCTGTTTCAACTTCTGAATAAATATAAATATCAACCGTTTCGTTAACTACTGTTTCGCTTACAGTAATGGTTGTATCCCCCGCGGATATAGACGACGCTGTTACAGTGTATGTTCCTGCGTTTACTGGGGGCGTGCCTCCGTCAAGTACTTCATCTATCACAATAGAGTCTCCTATCTCTATATCGAGTTCAATATCTAATACTATCGTATGTGAAGCTGTGAAAACCGCCCCAACTTCATCTGCCCAAAAACCGCCCAATTCTAGCTGTTGAGGTGTGTCAAGTGTGTTTGTAAGCTGGTTGTAGTCGGAGTCACCAACAAATGCTTCAATATCTGCAAAATTAGTATCTGTTATCTTTATAGCTTCTATATCGTCACTGTCATCTACGTTTTGAGTACCTACAAAAAGGCTTTCAATGTCTATACTCCCGTGTCCTAAACAAAGCATATGAAATAGATACTCATCATTATCTACGTACTTAAAATATGGTTGATTAATCATAGAGGGGAACATTCTTACTGTTCCGTATATAACTGGTATTGGTTGTCCTAGTTTGGCAATGTTTTGTGAATTATTTAGGTTGTATACAGATGATGGTTGGTTTCTTTGTGCTGTGGTCTGGGATAATTCATCCGGTGTAAATATTCTCCCGACCACATAATTTAAAGCCATTGATAGTGCTACGTTTGCCAGCCATGCTCCTAATGTTGTTAATCCCATGAAGCCTATAGAAACTCCTGGTCTTTCCAATAACACTATTATGTCATTATCTTTTAATAGAGCGTCATAATTTTCTACTTCTATTTTATTAGTATTGATGTGAATATCTGTAGGGATATCAAAACCTTTTGGGTATTCCTCCTGTAGAAAATCAATCAATAATGGATATGTTTTAGTAGATACGATTTGTCTATTATATGGATTTAAAACTTTAGTCGTTATAAACTGCATACTTCACCTTTTGGCATATAATATCTAATAGTTTTGTATTGCATTTTCATAACCCTTAATGATTGATATCTTACCCCTTGTGTGTCATTATGATAAACCCCACCATCATGATATATACCTATATGTTTATCCCCTAATAGTGCTATACAATAGTCAATAGGGAATATTATTTCTGAAAAAAGCTCACGATATTTTTCTATGTCATTAATAACAGTATCAACCGCCACATCATCAAGCTTTGGTACATTTAAGCACTCTTCTATAAAGTGATAACAATGATATGTGTCTTTGTCATACTGCTTACCTATAAGCGAATTTGGTGATATTTTTAATGTCATAGCCAAAGCCCCTCAAACTTTCTGTCATAGTAAGTGGTGTCCCCGAATGGAAATCGTCTATTATATAAATCACTTCTCGTAGCTGTTGCACTTATCGTGTAATTGTCTACTACGATATTGGTCAAGTATAAAACAATGGGTGTTATTTGGGTGTCTAAATCATCATCTATATAAATTCGATAAGTCATCTTGATGGGTGTTTCTGGATTTGCTGAGGCACTTTCAATCTCACCTATGACTTCTTGAGATACGTTGTCTAAAACTATTGCAATATCCTGCTGGTCGCTTCCCTGTTCTGGCATAACAATATTGAATGGGAATGCCTCAAACAAAGTAGGCGTGCTGTCAACATTCAGCGTCATATCCTCATTTGATCTAATGAGATATTTAGATGTAGGTGAAAAGTTTGGATGATACAACTCCATGCTGTCATAAAACATTCTATTATCGTTATGGTTAGTGTATATTTCTCTTAAGTCTGCTGTTAATGCCATACTACACCTTTTTTATGCCGTAGCGAGATTCAAGGCTTCTGGGTATTGACCCTGTACCTCTTTGTATATCTTGACTTATTTTGGATATGACTATCTCTAAACTATTGTCAGTTTGTTGGACTTCCACTTCGCTGCTTGTATTGTTTGTAACATTTACAATAACAGGTGAACTTTGTGCAGTTACACCTAAATCGCCATTTGATGATCTCTTAAGTGGTAGGATAGCTTCTGCTCCTGATTCACCCATCAACCCTGATCCTTTAGCCATAGGGAACAGTGTAGGGGTATTCACTATACCCCCTGATGCAAACGGGGTTACATTCGCAGTATTTGCTACACTTCCTCCCCCGAATATGTCTAGGATTGAACCGCTGCCACTAAACATTCCAACAAGTAGCTGTTTAGTTTGTATTCTAATTAGGTCTTGGATTATCGAGTTAGCCATATCCTTGAAGTTTATTTCTCCTGTCTGTGTGAATCTTGCAAAAGCGTCACCCATCTTGCCAAACAGCTGCTCTTTGTATCTTGCATACTGGTCTGTTCTTTCTTTGTCTACATCTAAAATACGCTGTTGTTCATTACTCAACCACTCTTCAAGAGCCACCTTATCTGTGACATCTTTTGCATAAGCAGTGTATCTTTTGTTTAACTCTGATAGTTCAAACTCTGTTGCTGACATAATGGACTTTTCGTATTCTCTCCAAAATCTTTCGTTAGCGGATAATGCTATTGATTTTTGTTTATCTGCCGTACTTTGTCCGCTACTACTTGTTGATGTTGTTTTTGGTGGTGTAATTTTCTCTGATTTACCAACTATGTCAATAGTTCCTAGAATTACATCATCTTTTGGTTTTTCTGTATCTGTCTTAAACTCAAAAGAAATAACACCTTTATCATGTAACCAATTAAAAAACCCCTTTGCCTCTTTCTTTAATTTATCAAAAGATGAGACGGCTTTTTCACCCATCGTCACGAATCCATCACCTAATTCTAGGACTTCATTAGTGATCTCTTGAAATAATTGGTCAACCTTTGCCCCAGCGGTCTTGTTAAATTCCGCATTAACCCCTCTCGTTGCCTCCTCTATGACTGCCATTTTCTCTGCTAGTGTTTTACTCTTTAAATCAATAGTTCCCCATTTTTGTGCTAACACATCAATTATATACCCTTGTGCTTCACCTGTTCTACTAAGCATAGAGAGATTATCTATAAATGTCTCTATGCTCTCTTGTGGGTATGCCCTACTTAAAGCAACGGCTTGTTCAATCATGGTTTTAATTTTTTCACCGCTCATCCCTGCGGCTTTACCTGTTTGAACGAACCCTGCGACTATTTCCTGACTAACTGCATAATAATTTGAGGCATTTTGTATATAGTCTTTCGTTTGTTGATTTAACCCAAACATAGCCTTTTCAAGGTCAAGAGATTGTTTTGCAAGTGCCATCATAGCTGTTGCCGCTACTGTTGCCGATGCCCCTATTGCTCTCCAATTCATAGTAATATTTCGAGATGTTTTCTCGACTGTTTTGTCTAGTTTATTTTGTGATTTTTCTACATCTTCTATGGAGTCTTTGGCGGGCTTGCCATTAATAAGTATGTCATATACTATCTTTTCAGAACCAAAATCCATCATGATTCCTTGTCTGGGGATATAGATCCAAAGATATCAACACTCATTTCATAAGCAATATATGATGCAAGAGCCGCAGGGAAACTTGATATCATATTAAAATCATCTACATTATGGTGGCTGAATATCTTTTCACCTTTTTTATCTGTAGCTTTTTCAAGTATGGTATGTATAGGAATTAAATGCTCTTGCTTCTCACGCTTGACCGTAGTTGTACCGTCACTCTCTATTGTGGTTGCAGGCTTAATACACATTTGCTCTATTCTAACTTTTTGAAGTAGTGTTAAATATCTATAATAGAATGCGAACTTTTTTTTATTTAAAGTGAATGATATTTCGTTTAGATCATCTTGTGCTTTTGTAAGTTCTGCAAGTAAAGTTTCTTTTAGTTCCATGTGACAGCCTTATATAAAATTAGTATGACACTCCGGAAAGTGCCATGTAATACTACGCGTTAGCCGCTATAGTTAGTTCACCCTTACCTTTAAAAGTAAAAGTAACAATAATACATCCTGAAACTTCACTTGCTACAGGAAAGCCTGTAATATCCGCATTCCCTGAGTAGTGCCCTGCTGTTCCCGTTGTTGCGCCTGTAATCAAATCTAATGCAACCGCCGTTCCTGCCTCAAATGCTGTGACAATAGCCGCCTCACCTGTGTCCGCTCCTGCTGTAAAAGTACAAGTAATAGACCCACTCCAACTTTTAAGCCCTACACAAGATGAAGACCAACCATCATCTGCGAAAGTAGTTGTATCTGTGTCTCCGGCTTGCATATCAAGACTCCATGCAGAAGCTGAGCCAACATCTGCAGCTCCTACTGTTACGCTTCCTTTATATCCTTGAATTGACATATTTATTCCTTTCAGCCTTGTATTACAAAGGCTAGTGTTATGTTGTATCCATTCTCTACGTTTTCAACGGTTACGCTGTTGTCGAGTGATACATTTACTCCGCCTGTCAAAGCACTGTTTAAAATGCTTTCGAGTGTATCTTTGAATGTTGATGTATCTATTTCTTTTAAGAACAGGGTATAGGTTTCCTGTCTATCTAGTGTTAGATTTCCCATTGTGCTTGTTTCGCTGTTTGCATACACCACACTGGTTAGATAAAACTGTTTGTGTGTCATATCATTAGCACCGTCTTTAAACTTGTAACCTTTTTCGATTAAGTATTTTTTCATCGTACAAAATACCCTTGTCTAGGGGATTGAAGTTCCTCATTGTCCCCTATCGCTCCATCCTCGTTTTTGTCATAATCTGCAATCATTGTATTTGTTTCAATTTCATATAGTTTTCTAAATCTATTGTAGTGTACAAAATAGATATCTTCATTGTCCCCATCATTCATAAGAGACGCGCAAACAAGCTCAATTGTTTTGTAAATGTACATTTCTTTTAGTTGTGGTTCTGTTAAGAATAACTCTAGTTTATACCCTTTGTTTCTAAGATCATTTTCTATTACCTTTTCAGCTTGTATCACATCACTTTGAAAGCCTGTTGCCACGATACAGAACTCGTCTGAGCTTGTTATCGTATTGTCTAGGGCTGTGAAAGTGATAGTGCCTGTTTCTGTAGCAAAGTTTGTGATAATTCTATCTATACCAATATTACTGCCAGAAATAAAACAAACAAAACGATTACTAACGTCAGCCCCATCTATAAGAGAAGAGTTTACAACCGTTGTAGTTGTGCCGCTGTCTGCTTTTAGGTGTTCATCTGCAAGGAGTTTTAACCTCCCTGCTATGTCTGCGTTAGTGATTGTCATATTATGTCTTTTTTGCTTCTGTTATAGCATCTGTGAGTAATGCTATTGTCATTTCAGAAGTATCTATAACCCCAAGCCCTATAGCTTCTTCGATAAGTAGCTCTTTTTGTGTTTTCTTTGGCTCTTCTGAATATGGTTTGTGTGTCCCTTGTTTAAAGTCAGACTTATTTATAGTCTTAAACCCACGCCTATTTCCGTCAACGATTTTTACTGTTTCTATTTTCATGTTATGCCTTTATAAGTAAGCCCCTATCGATTAAGATAGAAGTCTTACGATGCCTTCTCGTTTAAGAACTTCCCCACCGAAAAGAATGCTTAGTGAGTGTTCAGTTGTTTTTCCGACTCTCTCAACCTCATATGTGAATGTAATTCCTGAAACTGGGTCTGTAAATGACTCGACCAAGTTTCCACCTGTAAAGTCGATTTTCACAGGTGCAGTACCAAAGATATACGCGTCTTTATGAACTGATAGCCCCGCCGCCGTGTAATCATCTACAAACGTAGCTGCATCACCATCTGATGATGAAACTTTGTTCGCAGGCAAGAATGAAACTGTGATGGCGTTTGTTGCCGCTGTTCCCCCTGTTGTGACTACATACTCTTGAGTATCTCCAGCTTTAGTAAAGATATCTCCCTCTACAAGTGTGCCCGCTAATGATGTTTCATCAAAAGTGATTGATGTTGCGCCCACTGCACAAGTTGCAGATACAAGAGCGTCTTTGCTTGTACCGTCTGAAAGCGTACCCCCAACAAAGTCGGTCATGTTAACAGTCTCGTAGTTGTCAAAGCTGTATAGTCTCCCTACGACGGCATCTCTCAAGGATTCGTCTGAGCCAAGCTTGTTCACTTCACTAAGGTTAGTGTCTTTAATGAATGCGCCCGCCACCGTTGGATTAATCATAGAGAATCTGTCTCTTTTTGGTACTTTTTCATTACCCATAATTACACTTGCATCTACAAGGTTAGCCGGGTTACTGAATGCCGCTCCTACTGTACCAACTGTGTTATAACCACTTATCCCGATATCTTCAAGTACATAAGCATCTACATAGTCAGCAAGTGCGATAACCGCTGTTTCAAGCGCTTCGCTTGGTCTACCCTCTTCGATTTGTTTAAGTTCAAGGTCTGAGAACCCAATCTTGACTTCTTTCCATTCTGATAGTGTTACCGTTGTGTTTGTGGCTACTACGTTACTTGATGTATTTTCATTACCTCTGCCCGCTGTAATGCTTTGAACACTTGGAGAACTATAAGATGGAACATTGATAGCATCACCTTGTTTTTTAAATTCAGTATCATAGCCCCTATTCACTAGGTTCGCTGTGATTGAGTTATTTCTAAAAATAACCGCTGCTTCTGTAAGTATCTTGGGGATTAACCCTGCAATATCATTTGACATTTTTTACCCTTTTATAATTTGATTTGATTTGTATTTTTGTCTTTCTTTTGAACTTAACAAAGAGTAGGCAGTCATAGTAATCGTTTCCCTATTGTTATTATTAGTAACATTTGGAGGGTTGTCTATGTTTTGTTTTTTGTCTCCTGTTAAAAGTTCACCTTTGCTTTTCAGTAGATTATCTATAAATACTTTTTCTTCAAAGCCTTCTGTTTTCGCTGCTTTCTGATACTCATATTTAAAATACTCTACTTCCTTTATCCCGTTTTCAAGTGCTAACGAATTGATTTTGTTATTCGCTTCATTGACACTTAGTTTGCTTGTTAAGCTATCAATAGTTGTATTTAATAAATCTATTGTGCCATTTGCTTTTTCAAGGTCTGTTTTACTTGCTTCATCTGCGTCCTGTTTTGCTTTCATAATCTCTTTTGCTGCGTCGATAGACTCAACATTAAGTGATTTTAAAAAATCAGCATTTGCTTTTTCAGCACCTTGTTTAAACTTCCCATTAATGAGAGAGTCCAGTTTTTCCTGCGTGATCGTCACAGTTGTTTCTCCACCTTCTTCACCCGGTGTAGGGTTGTTTTCATTTCCGTTTTGGGTTGGTTCGTCAGCCATATTAGAGTACTCCTTGTTTTTGTAAGTACTCAATTATATTATATTTGAGGGGTCGGGGTTGAACTTTTTAATAAATCCGATTTATTAACTTAATAAGTTTTATTTATTTTTATTTTATTTGGTATTTGTATATAATGAGGATATTTAAAAAAGGAGCATATTATGAGTAAAGATATAAAACAAATTCTAATGAGTGAGATTGATAGTCTTATTTCTGGCAAGACTGATATTAAGAGAGCGAGGGCGGTTACTAAGTTGGCAGCACAGGTTGTATATAAAGATCGTCTTGCTATGGAGGAAAAGGTACTTACCGCTAAAACTAGACTATGGTTTAAGGAAAAATAATGAACTCAATGATAAATAGACAGAATAAAACTGCTGATGGATTAAGAGAGAGATTGTTTGACACACTGGATGCCCTTATTAAGAACGAGGTTTCTGGGGCAAAAGTAGACAGTGTGTGTATGCTTAGTGACCAAATTCTAAAGTCTGCTAAACTTGAACTAGAGATTGAACTTGAAAAAGAAAGAATAGTCAAAGATAAGAGAGAGTTTGATAGGGAAGATGCAAGAATTGCAAGAGAGTCATTTTTACAATTATCCGAAAACATAAGCGAGATAATCGTTGTGGAGGATGAAGATGATTAATTGTGAATTTTGTGGAAAGCAAAAATATGAATATGGTAACAAGCTATATTTTCATAACTCTAATGTTTTATTGCTTACTGATACCATGTATGACTATACCGATAACAGTCAGGTACATAACATTGTTTGTAACAACTTAAAGTTTTTTATTTCTAAATTTTTGCCTAAAAATAAAAAGATTTGTATAGGGTGCAAGGTATCTTTATCACACAGAATAATGCGAAAAGAGTATGATATAATAAAAAGCCTTAAAAAAGTACAACTCCACCCATCTGAGCTTCACACTGTAGAGCCATGCACTGTTCCTTTGTTAGGTCCTATTATTTATTGTGCAAGCAAAAAAGATGGTGATGATTTTTTATCTTACGATAGGGACATAATGGAGAGAAGAGGGAAAGGAGGGGGTACTCCTCCGACATATAGAAACTATTTCATTAAAGATATGAATGTTGCCGAAGTTGATATGTCTTATCAAGGGCAATACTCTTATGAACATAGAGTAACCATGGCAGTTACAGAGGAAAATAGCAAGATTATCATAAAAGCATTAATGCAAAATGATAGTATTCCTAAACTAATTATTGCTGGGTTTATTCTTGATCGTGCTAAATTAATAAAGAAGCGATTACATGAAGAAGCTGCTTAGATTAATCCATAAAATCAAAATATACACAGAAGCAGGAATCATCCTAAACCATATGTATTTATTTGATGAGTTAGAAAAGGCTATAAAAAATGAAGAAAATTAAAATAGTATCGCTTATTGCGTCATCGTTCCTTTTGTTGGGATGTGCCCAAACACGATTCGTCCAAGTAGGCAAAACAATCACGGAACGAAACAGGGCTTTAATGATATGCGACTATGAAGCTGAAAAGGCTACTATGTATATTAGAAGTCCATTTGAGGCGGCATATAGACACGTAGAGATAAGAAACAGATGTATGATGATAAATGGTTATTCTCTTGAAGATGTAAGATAATTATTTTTTACTAAGACTAATTAAGTCTTTTTTTATTTTTTTAGCTTGCTTGTCATCAACACCTAGAAACTTTCTGCCGTTTTTAACTTGGTTTCCGTGTGCCTTGCTGTTATTCTCTTTACCTTGAAAATAAAGCCTTATACCATCAGTGATCTTTTTCCATCTCATAGCATTAAGCATATTTTGTGATTTTGTTAGATTTGGGATGGTCTTTACATCTTTAACCCTTTTTTTATCAGTTCTTTTTTGACCTCTTTTGCCTGGCGTCCAATAACTATCTAGGTATTCATCCGTATATTTTTCAAACTTCCTATTATCCCTATCTTTCCCTTTTTGGGTTCTAACAATAATATCTTTCATAACTTTATTACCAATCAAAGGGAGATTATTTTTAGTTAATCTAACTGTAAGCCGTCTAAAATCTATCTTTTTTTTTAATCCCATATCAACAACTAAATGAACCCTGTACATATCCATCATCTTTCGCATCTTTTAAAGAAATAGGTAAAATGATGTGCCTACAGTTATAAGCTCTTCTTTTGTCAGTCTTTAGTCTGCTTGCGTTAGATTTGTCATAATATTTATTATGGTTCAATACACACCTACAGAACGATCGCGTCTTTTTGTCTCTAACTCCTACATAAACATAGACCTCACCCGTTACCCCTGCACTTTTTAAATCAATAACGCTTTGATTAAAGTTACTAATTGCTGTTTCTGCATAGGTTTTAGAATATCGTGCTAAATCCGTATCTTCTAATGATTTACTGATATTCCCTATTATGTCTTTTTTGCTTATGTCTGATAATGAGTATTTATAAAGGTCTGCCTTTAGTGACTGCGAAGCATTTAACCCTATTTGGCTAAAGAAGTCCAAGTCCAGGCTTTTTATCGCTCTAATTGCTTCTAAGTCCTCAACACTAAATGCTACTGTCAAGCCGCCTGCTTTGAACAAAGCTATAATCTCACCATAGGTTTTATCGTAGCTATTATCTATAAACTTATTAACTAAATCATAATAACCGGTATCGTGCAGTATTTGTTGGAATGCAAAGTCAAACTTTAAAGGATATTTGTACAGTTCAACAGCTCTGATTTGTACTAGCTTTTTAATCTCTAATAGTATCTTTTCAAATTCAAAGTTAAACAAAGTCATTTCTCTGTCTAATTTGGCATTAATTAAGTCTACTATCTTATCTACTGCCATTTATTACTCTTCTATTGGTAAGTTTACACTTGGGGTTGGTGGGGTAAACTTTTGGTTAGCAAGATTCCTTACTTTAATGTTTTCGGTATACATTAAAGTAGCCTCATCTTCATCTATTCCTTTTTCATCCATTAGTATTTTTACCATGTTTGTTTTACCAAGCTCGATAGATTTCTCTTGTTCATCAAGAATATCTTTGTCACTCTTAGGATATGATTGTGACTGAAAGTTTGTTTTTAGATTATCCCCTTTGATTATTCCTATGTCCATCTTTTCGTCCATCTTTTTAAATAAATCGAATAAGTTTTGTTCTATTTTCTTGTAGTATTTTTGCTGTTTCGTTATAAAACTATCTAGCTTTATATTTTCCATCAACAAAGAAAACCCGCTAGAGGGGGATCCTGTCATCTTGAACATATTACCGCTTATCTTATAATTGGTTGCAATGTTTTGGTTTATTTCATTGATTGTGTCCCATAGCATTTTGTAGTTAGATTCTAAATCAAGAGTTTTGATGTCTGAACCTTCCCCGAATAAATAAATAACACTTGCAGGGTCTATCGTTATCCCGTCTAGGTTCTGGCTAGTTTCACTCGTAGCGACCAACTGCTTGAATGATTGGAACTTGATAAGCTGGTTAAGTATGGTTAATTTAATAGCTATTTGTATATTGCCTTTGACTAGATCATCCCCTTTATACATCTGCCAGTATGAGTCATCTCTAAAACCTTTATGTATAGGGATAAATGGTAAAAAGCCTAAAGGGTTGTCTATTGTACCATCTGTTTTTAATGGTAATCTATCATCACTATGAATCAATACATCGTTAGCGGTGTCTACAAGTAGTTTGAAAACACTATCTTTTGTGTACCCATACCACACTTGCATATCTTTTTTGTCGTCCTCTCCACCCTTGCCGCCATAAATATATACCTCTTCTAGCTCTAAATCATCATTGACTTTAACTATTGTATTTTCGGGCGTTCTTAGTTTTAGTGTGAACTCTTTGGTATCATTATTAAACCCTACTTGAATCAACACGTCATTAAAAGCATTCATAAAGATGTTTGATTGCTCTAGTATTTCAGTAACCTCTAAATCCTTATATAGTTCTTCCATTAGCCCTTGATCTGTCTCGTTGGTGCTAAATTCACGTTCCGGCTCAATATCATAAACCTTTGATATTTCCTCTACTACCATTCTGAACAGGTTGTTTGTATCGTCTATCTGATCAATCAATCCGGTATCGTCTGAGGAAACAATAACGTTCCCTAATTCCTCTTCTACTTGAGCATAGAAATTGTCGTCTAACATCTGTTTTCGTCTTGCAAATTTGGTTATTCTGTCGCTCTCGTTGCTGATATTTATATTAATAGTGTTGGTGGCTTTTTTAATGTAGCCTATTGAGCCACTAGGTATAGTTTGATTCATTAGATGCCTTAAGTATTTACTTTTATTATTATAACACAAAGGGTTATGATGATTATCTCTTTTTCATCTTGTGCATTCCTGATCCTGTAATCTCGATAGGGAACATTCTTGATATGCAGTAATCCCCCGCATCCGTGTAATCATCGATGGCACCGCCCTCATGATCTGTGAATTTTTCGGGCTGACCATTTTTTAAATAGGCGTGTGTTTGATAAGCTGCATACGTCTTAGTACATTTGTCTTTGTTAATAAGTAGAGTGCCTGTCATAAACTTTCTATTTACGGCATTGTATCTCTTTTGGGTTGAACCGTTACTTTTTGGTGCGGTTACGCTAAATTCATCCCTAAGCATGGCAATGTCTGTGGTTGTGCTTGATGTGGCTCTCTTTGTTCCTGTTGCGTCTGGGTACAGCTCTAGTGTATAGGCTGAATACTTACTTTTAAGTTCTGTGATGATCTCTTCTGTATCATACACGCAAAATTCATCTACTGCGTGTATATAGCCGTAATTATCCTCACCAAACACTACACCTACACACCCACCTATGTTAAAGTCTATTCCTATGCTTAGATGATAGAAATCTTTAGTTGTTTTAGTCGATAAGTGATCTAATGGATTAAACCTGTGGTGGATGATGTTTGTATTAATTACCCCCCATTGATTAAGTGCATAGATATTATATTGCTGTATGTCATATTGTTTCATCTCCAATAATACCCGAACATCCTCCTCTGGTAACTCGGGATTATCTAAGTATGTTGTTTCTATTACATTGCAATCATCCGGTGGGCTATCAAAGAATCTCTTTTTTAACCAATGCAAATGACTTATAGGGTTGAAGCTAATATGAATCTGCTTGTAGTTTGGTAGTTTACCCCTTAACCTTCTGTTTAGCTCGTTAAAGTCTGCCTCTTCAAGTTCTGATGCTTCTTCTATCCATATAGACGTTATCTTTTCTATTGACTTTAGTTTTTCTGGTTTATCCACCCCCATAAAATTTATCGTGTTCCCACTATGCTTGTGAGTAATTTTCATAGGACTTTCGGTAATATGGAATTTGCTTTCTACACCCCAACTATAAATATAATCTTTGAATAGCTGAAATACTGACAGCTTCATTGTGTCTTTCACTTTACGTATTATTAAGTATCTATGATTAGGTTGATATATTATTCTGTATAGTATCTTTTGCGCAATAAATCTGCTTTTACCACTTCCAGCCCCACCTTTAAATATATCATAGCGTGATTGATTTCTAAATTTTGATTTTTTGTATACTTCTAATACGGTTTCATTAAGAACATTTGACAGGTCTACGTCTGGAATACAACTCATTAAAAGCTAGGCTCTTTCGCAACTATTACGTCGGTTTGTTGGGCGTTTGTGTTGCTTATAATTGTATTTGCGTGTCTCTTATTCACCCCTAAAGTAATAGAGGCTCTGTCTATCGCATCTTGACACTCCTTGAAGTCGCTACTCCCCAGCCCCACTTCTTTAAACCCCTGAATGCCCCCGCCTAAGCCTATCTTTTCAAGCTTCTTATTGTTTGATAGGTGTTCGCTTACCCTAACCAAGTTTAGCTGGCTTGCGTTTATAACCAAGTTTTTATTATATACCTCATCTTTTGCAGTGTTCATTATTGCGTTCATTTGTTCATTTGGCAGTACACTGGATGCCGTCAGTATCATAATTTGAGCGTTCACTAAGTGTTCATTTTGTGGATTTATTTCTTTAGTTAGTTTATTTACTGTACCTAGCGAAATGTTATATTTTTTTGCTAATTGTCTTTGGCTGTATTTGTTTGTATTGTAGTCTGCTATAAGTAAGCTTTTTCCATTGTCGGTTAGTCCTGCCACTACTCAGCCTCACTAAATAAACTACTGTCGGTTCTAACTTTGGTTGAAGGTCGCATCTGTTCCGATATCTTCATAAGCATTTCACCTGCCCTTTTCGCTTTTCTTGCGTGTGTACTTTCCTGCACCATTGAAAAATCACACTCTTTTATGTGATTAAATATAATAGTCACTTGCTTTAGTATAGCAGAAATATCGAGGGATGAGGTGATTAACGCGTGTAGTGAATCTTTGTTCATAGCTGCAATGAATCTAAGTTCTCTAAGATAAGGCTCATAATAGTTCATGCTTATATCATCTTTTATTTTGCGCCTCACACCCTTTTCACCATTGGAACGCTTCATGTAAGCAATACACCCCACCATAAAGGGGTCTGATACTTCAATATCATCGTCTATTCTTATACTGCATTGATAGTAAAGTGCTTCCGACTCTTCCATGTTATCCCCTTATTTTTTCCTGTCCCATAGCGAACCATCACGGAAAGCTTTGTTAATTCTGATAGCCTCTTCATCTTTTAACATATCAGAACGCTTCCGTTTCTCTTCTTTGGCTTTCTGTTTGTTTTTATCTTTTCGTGTCATTCATTATTCTCTCATACTTCTCTATTTGCTTCATGTATTTCTTCTCGTCAATTTTATTCTGCTCTTGTATTGTCATGTAGCCTCCTGTATGTGATTGTCTCACTTCTATATAGCTCTTGAAACTCGTCCACTGTCTGTTCTTTAAGTTGTGATAGAAATAACCGCTTTTTTATCCCATATACAGAGGTTTTCATGCCTTTGCTGTCAGATACAATATGTATACCATCTTTCACATAACTAAAGTCTGCTATGTATTTAATGGCTCTCTGTTGTGTCTTGCCATTCTTTGTAGAGTTAGTTAGCAATGTTGTTGGTTCACAAAGTTGAAACTCTTTTTGCAATACAAGGTTGCTTATCTTCCCTGCTTTTAGTTCACTAAACAGTTCTATTGCATGATCTCTTTCAAGTTTGGAGTCAAAGCGATACACTTCACCTTGAAATTCATAGTCTACTTTCTTGTTGCCGTACTTACTCATTATGTTCTCTCCAGTTTTCTATTCCTATAGATTTAAAAAGAATAGTAAGTGCTTCTCTTTCGTGTGTGTCTGTCGAGAAGTGAAGTGTTGTATGACAAGTATCACATATACCACCTAGCGACCTGTCATCTTTGTTTATCCCTCGTTTAGAGTGGTGGTAAGTGTCTAGTGGTCTGTTACACCCACTTTGACATTTCCCGCCTGCCTTATCGAATATAAACTCTTTGAATAATTTTAGCTCTACTTGGGGTAATCTCTTTAAATTCACTCTTCTGTTTTTATAGAGTTGGCTTTCTTTACTTATCATTCTCTCTCCTCTAATAGCTTTTCAGTATGCCTTTGAGCTTTAGCCACGTAAAACATTCTATCTTCTTCCTCTTTGGTTTTATCATGCTTTAAAAAGAGTTCACGATACAATCTTCGTCCTGCTTCAAGTTTGTATTCTAGGGCATCAAAATATAGTTTATCCTCTAAGTCGCTTGAGTCTATATCGTATAAGTATTTTGTACTTTTTATATTAATCCTTTCTCTCGAATTTATCTCCATAGAACCGCGAACACGTACCACATTCAAAAGGGTATGGTTCGTCTTTTTTTGGCTTGTTTTGACAATTATCACAGTTCATGGACTCGAAATCATCGTAGATATTGTCTACAAAATCTTCTATTTTTTTAGTCCAAGATATTTTTATTGCTTCTTCTCTAGTCATATCAAGCTCCTACTTCTTGTATTAATTCGATTAAAAAACCTGCGCATCACATATGCTCCTGAATAAGACGCTCCAAAAAACAACACACTCGATATTGAAGCTTGCTCCACTGTTGCTATTGTTCCCATCAATGGAAATGCAAAAAAGACTAAGCACCACCCTATGATTATACCTGCTATTTGATTTGCAATGATTTCTAGGTGACTGTGTTTTTTAGATTGACTCATGCTGTCACCCTTTTTTTGTGTAAATTCTCAATATCGTTTGTAAATAACTTTTCCACTACTATATTATTTGCTGAAGCGGATAGTGTGGTTCTATGTTCCATCTCCAATACAAAAGGCAAATCAAATTCATAACTAGAAACATATATCTTATAAGGTGATTTCGCTATAAATTCATTTAACTCTTCATGGTCGAATTCACCTTTTTTGTATTCTGTTGTATTTTTATATGGAGGATCTAAATATATAATTGTTTCATTTTGAGGTGTTTTTATTTTCACATCTTTATATGAATTGTTGAATATTTCTAGCTGTTCTAGCTGTTCTAGCTGTTGTAGCCGTTCTAGCTGTTGTAGCCGTTCTAGCTCACCTACTCTACTTTTAATAACTCTTTGCACTCTTAGCCGCCTTTGGGTGTGAGTCTCACTAAATAGACTCCTACTATCACTACAGGAAATATCAATTTGATGCTTGCTATTAAAGGTATCTAGTGAATGGTTGCACTCATTAACCACAAATTCATGCAGTAGCCTTTTATTTTCTTCTATTTCTTTAGAAAATAAATAATCTTTTTGGTTATTTCCAAAACTCCATATCACTTGGCAAATACCTCCAAACAGAGTATCTTCGTTTTTGTTTTTGTTGAAGGTTTCTCTGTCTATCCACTTGTAATACTTTTCAGATACCCCATTTTCGATAATGTCTTTTAACAGGATTGTTACGGCTGTATTTAGTTCATTGTAGAAAACTTTTTTTATCTGTCGCCGCTGCATCGCTTCAAAACTTATCGAGCCACCACCGCCAAATAAATCATATATATATTTAGTATTTGGGTTCTCCTTTAGTATGAAATTTATTATTTTTTTAGAGAGCTTTCTTTTGTTGCCCATGTATGGCATACCAAGTTTTTCAATCCTTTTCATACAATATCCAAACCATAACCACGACTCATGCCAAACTCTGTAGGCTTAAGCCCTAGGACTTTTCTCATTTTTGATCCTCTTGGCTCTGTGTATTTAGGATTTACAGAAGATGCTTTAGTATGGAAATACTCTTGTTTACCTCTACATTTAGTACATCTTTCTGCACACCTCGATACGTCAGTTCCACAATCTACACAATACCTATTGATATGCTTATTTTTTCTCATAGACTTTCTTTTACTTTGTGATATTCTGCAATAATTTTAGGAGCCTTAATAAAAAATCTATGGTTCCCTATACCTTCTGTTGACCTAAATAAGGCTCTTGTGATTGTTGTTGAAAATCCATTCCCATTCCGGTACATACCTATATCTTTAAGATGCCTACCAAATGCCCTTATCTTTCTTTTGTCTGACAGTTCATAGTATATCTCTGTTAGTTGTGATTTATATTGCTCTTGCTCACTCATGTATTGCCTATATGCTTCTGTGAGGTTTGGGTTAAGGTTTACTATATACTGATATCGTGCTGAGCATGATTTTTTAATCGAAGCGAAAAAGTTTTGATGAAACCCTAGTGCTGTTGCGTGTTGTGATGCGCTCATCACTCTTCCACCTGGATTGTTGTTTCTCTCATGTCATTTGTCTTGTAGCTTTTCACTATCTCAACTTTCTTACCGTTGATGGTGTTAGTGTCAATCCCTTTTCGTATCATGTGGTTTACTTCATCTCTGATATGTTGGTCGATTATGTGTGTGCCGTAGATTGTTTTTATTTCGTGTGTCATTATGCTGATCCTCTCTTTATTGCGTTTAATCGCTTGTGTTCTGCTCCATGACAAGGTTTGCACAACCATGCAACATCAAGAGGCTTCAAGTAGCTTGGATGATGTCCATCTAGCGGTATATCTTTCTCGCCACAATGTTCGCACTCTGTTCCTTTTTCTTTTCTTTTGTCTCTTATCGCATTATCTAAGTATGTATTTACTGTTTTTTTGTTCTTGTATTCGCTTGATGCTGTTGTCTCATCTTTTCTTTTTTTATATTCAGATTTTTTCTCGGCAGGTAAATTTTTCATCCGATTTAAGTGCTTCTTATTTCTCTCTTTGGCATTAGGACGATTTCTATCATACTCCATTACTTTCGCAATATTATCTTTTCTATATTTTTTAACTCTTGCTTTAATACAATTTTTGCAAGTGTTTTTATCGCTTTTATAAAATTCTGTAATGTTTTTTGGTTGATTGCATTTTCTGCATTTAGTAGTTTCCATTTGTATTACCTCCGAAGTAATTGCAGGGATTCGGAGTCCCTGCTAGGTTGTTATTATATCCTTTTTTGACTACCATTGCCATTAAATCAGAAGGGAATATCTTCCGATGTTATGTCAATCTCTGGAATGTTTGACGGTGCTTGTTGTGGTGCAGCTTGTGGTGGTGAAGGTGGTGCTTGGTTTGGTTGCTGGTAGTTGTTTTGGGTGTCTTGTTTTGAGTCTAGCATCTCAAGCTTTTCAATCTTCAGCGTGTGCATGGATTTTTTATTTCCCTGCTGATTTTCCCACTTATCTTGCTTTAAAGATGCAATTATGAAAACTTTGCTTCCTTTATGGCAATAATCGGAAATCACTTTTGCCAAACCCCCAAACGCTGTCACCTTTACAAAACAGGTGTCCTCCTTGGTTGTTCCATCTTGTAATTTGTACTTATCACCACTCACTACAGAAAAACTTGTGATTTGTTTCCCCGCTTGCGTAAATCTTGTTTCTAAATCTGTGGCTATTCTTGCCACTCCATTAACACTTAATAACATTTCATTCTCCTATGTACTATCTGTATGTTGCTTTCTTTAAGAATATTACTTATTCGCTCTTTGTGTGTGCTGTACAATTCTGCTAGTTTTGTTACTGTGATGTGTGTGTTTTTGTATGTTTCACATATCTTGCTTTTTATTGTGCTGGATGGGTTAAATTTTAAACTGTCTTTTATTGTATTCTCTTTCATCGTTATCCATTGACAATTAGAAGGTTCATAGTTTCCATCGTTTTCTTTTCTATCTATCGTTAGCCCTTTTTTATACCCATTAGCTATAGCTCAATCATAAAAAGTTTTAAAATCATTTCTCCATTCACTACAAATTGTTATACCTCTTCCACCATATCTATGCCAATGTCTTTCTTTTGGGTTTGTACATCTTGTAATCATTCCACTCCATTTTCTATAAAGCCTATGTCCTGAAAGTCCATGTGTTTTGCCTGATGGAAATCTCCTATAATAACAACCACAGCTTTTCTTTTGCCCTGTTGCTACTGCATTTATTTTAGCCTGAAAATTCTTTCCACAATCACATTTAAAAATAGCTTCTCTTTTAGCTTTCACATCTTTATTCATACCCAAGTCTTTAATTATAGGTATTCCTAGTATTTCTTTTGGGAGTGTTTTAAGTTTTCTTCTCATTTGTAGCTCCTTCACGAACTTTTGCCTATTAAAAAGAGGAGGACTCAACCCGTGTCCGTGAAGGGGGATGAGCAGTCAAGTCCTCTTTTTAAGAGACTCCCTGGTTGAACGGCATAACCGAAACCTTGTATATTGTATCTACTTATTGTTAACAGACGGTATCAAATTATTCAACCTCAACCAAAGTTCATACAGCTCCAAGCTTGAAATTGTCTTGAGTACTTTCTTGGAGATTAATTGTGTTATTCTGTTTGGTTTTGGGTTCATTTTATTGTCCAGGCTTCTTTGTTTAGCCATTGTGGTAGGTTTTTCATTTTATTATCCCATTTGCTCTCATAGTAGACTCATGTGATATTATTTTATTTTTAAGTTTAGCAATTTCAATAGCTTGTTCTGTAGAAAATTCTGAACACTCTTTTATCGTGTCACGTTGTAATTCATATCTTTGTTTTGCATTATCCAATTTTGTTTCAAAATCATTATCAATCAAATACGAAATTACCTCTAAATGACTTGCCAATAAATACTTAGATTTTTGCAGTAGTAATTCTATGCCAATATCATTCTTATGAAACAATATATCATTAATTACCTCATCAGTTAAACGTTTTTCTTTTATTAACCAGTCTTTTCTCTCGCTCATCCCACATCCTTCGCTTTCACTACTAAAACCTTTTTTCTTTCAACCCTCGACTTTATCCGTCCTTGGAACTCTTTATCTCGTAAGTGCTTCATTTTCTTACCTCTACACACTCGACTTTATCATCATCATTTAGCCATGTATTTAAGACAAAACCTCTCTCGTCCTGACGGTTTTTATTACATATCAAAACTCTGCTATCATCTTTCTCTAACATATAAAAGAGTGCAATATCTGTATCATACATTTGATCTCCACTTCCCTTAAAAGCTAATCGTTTACTTTGTAGGTCTGCTTCATTCATTTGATTAATCAAAAAAACTATAATATCATTCTCTTGACACACTCGTGAAAGCTTAGAACTTATCTCTGCAAAACGCTTCATATCCTCTTTTTCGCTTGATGTGATCTTCATCTTAGAGTCAATCGCAAAAAACTTCACACCTTTTTTAGCGTAAATTCTAATCTCTGTTATCAACATATCAATATCTCTTGTTCTGCTGTCTATGACTAGATTGTCTAATTGTGTATCGGTCACGAGTAGCTTATCAAGTCTATTGGCTATTCTAACATCGCCCATTTCAAAATTAAAGAGTACGGCTCCCCATGCTCCTGCAATATTTGAAAGTATCTCTAGGACTAAATGTGTTTTACCCGTGAAAGATTGTCCTGCAAGTTGTATGAATGTTCCCAACTCTATACCGCCATTTAAAGCCTCGTCAAGTCCTCTGATACCTAGACTATACCTTGGCACTTTTGGACGGCTATTTACATCACTTATGAGCTGTCTTGCAGTAACTCCTTTGTTTGTCTGCTCTGTATCTAGCAACTCAATCATTTTTAACTTAGTGGTATGATACTCTCTCTTGAGTTTCATTTTCTCTTTGTGATTTAAAGATGTGTCGATAGTGCTTAATAGTTGTTTACATTTATTATCTAGTATGTCAAATTCGTTAAGCTCTTGCATACTGACTCCAATCATTTTCAGTAGGGCTATAGTCTTCCATAAAGGCTGTTATTCTTTGTGCAAATTCTTTCTTCTCTTCCTGATGTGATATATAATCACTTATCAGTTTTTGCTTATCTTCTATCTTTTTAAATAGCTTTTCGCCATCTTTAGTTTTTGTCACTTTAGATGGAGTTTTTACCTTAGATTTTAGTTCTTTAAGAAAAGCATCATAGATATTAATTGTTTTATTAATTGTTTTATTATCTATAGTCTCTTCTCTTTTTGATAACCCCTCAGTATCATTTTGATAACCCTCAAATATCATTTTGATAACCCTATCGTGATTACGACTTCCAACTTTAATATTGATTGAAATGTAGCCTTTTTCTTGTAATGAATGAAGTGATCTTGATATGTTTGGTTTTGTCATATTTAATAATTCTGAAAAATATTCATTAGAAGCAAAGCAACCTTTTTCAAGTTTGTCTAGTTGTATTATGTCCATTAGTAAATATCTCTCTGTATGTGTTAGATTTTCATCATGTAGTACTTCTATAGGTATCCATATTCCTATATGTTTCATATCTTATCTCCTCTTGGGTCTGATAAGTTATCGTGATATTTTTTGGCTAAAGTGAAAGGAATCGGTGTCGTTTTTGATAGTTCTAGCCATTCTTGATGTGATGTATTTTCTATCTCAAGATTTAAAATACCATAGAACTTATCTTCTGTTTCTGTGATCTCGTTTACTTTTGAGGCAATTAAGTATCTGTCTCCTGTAAATAAGTGCTGGTTAAGAGGGAAAGCATATGCTGTATCAGTTCCCATGTCGTTAGCCCACAAAAATGAAGCTAATATAGCTCGTTGGATATTTATTTCCATGCTGTGCTTTCGGAACATTAAATTTAGGTTTGTGATTGATAGCCGTCCAAAACTATATCACCAAATTAATAACCTATAAGTGAACCCTCACAAAGTGTAAGGGCATTAAGCTTGGACGGCTCACTTATAATCTATTAATCTATCTTAACAATAACACAAACCATCATAGAGATAACTTGTGTTTAGATTGTTAGTATAGCATAATTAATCTTTAGGTTCAAACACACCACAAGTTCCCGTTTGCGAGATGGTGTGATCTCCAGTATGACTATGCTTGTAATCACAAGACTTTCGCGGTGGTTTGCTTGGGTTTACACCTATTGTGTAAAATCTGCATTTACTGCATTGGTTTGGGTATCTTACTTTCATTTGGTTTCCTTTCGTGTAAACTACAACTGAACCCTTTGTGATTTAGGCATATATTTGAATTTGCCCCTTGAAATATCAAGCAACTTTTATAGTCTGTTATGCAGTTCTCACAAGTTTGTTTCTCTATATCATTGTAGATTTTATCTATTTTATCGTCTATCCAATTATCAACAAACATTTAATGTTCCACGTTATTGATGTGTGGCTTTCCTGTTTGTGCTTCTTCTCTTGTCATAATTTCCCCCTATCCAAATACTAGATCATTACAATTTACTGACTGTACCGTTCTACTCTTGCAAAACAAGACTTTTACCGTGTTGTTGCCCACGATATCCATTATCACCCCTTGATCGCAATCCTCATGACTTACGTTTCGATTTGGAACATGGCTTGGTATGTATGTTACGGGGTCGAGGTAGTTTGTTGGCATTTTTATTCTTTGATTTTCTATGTGCATTGTATTGTCCCCAATCTTTTACAATATCCTTCTTTTTCATCTTCTGGAAGTTCTTTAGTCCACCACTCAGAGACTCCATCTTCTGTTTTTTTATATCCATCCCTTATCATTTGTTCTTCTAATGCTTTTACAGCAGGCTTGTGTACCGATGTAGAGCATGGCTTAGTTTTATGTGTTTTAGTGTATTCCCATGTCATGCAGTCACCACCCATGCACATAACTTTATAAAGTGCCCCACTTCTATATCCCTCTGAATCTGCGATTAATGGCATACTTAAAAAAGGGCAAACTGTTTTTGTTGCTTTACTTACTTTCATATCAATCCTCCATGATTTTCAATAACTCCATAGGCAGTTCAACAACCGCTGCGATCATCATTGATTTATTGTTGTAGTATATTTCTGCGATTTGTTTTGTTCTTCTGATTACTCTTATGCTTGGCATTTTTTATCCCTTACTTAAAAATTCAATCACTTCATCTGCTGTAGCATCTCTTTGATTTGAATAAGACACTTCCCCTATTGCTCCCAATACATCACTTAAAAAAATAAATCTATCTCCATCTTCAATAAAATCATTTATCTTCTCTAGTTCGCTTATTTCTATTGTTTTCATTTCTTATCCTCCATCTTTTTAAATCGTGCATACTCTTTTAGTATTGCTATTGTAATTAAATGAGATTTGCTTGCTATCTCAACCCTATTTTTAGTCATAACCTCTATTTTTTTAATAATTTCCTCATCTAGTGAAAATGTTACCGTTCTTACTGCCATTTATAATCCTTTTTATTATTATTTGACAATTATATCATTTTTTCTATTTATTTGTCAAGTATAATCTATTTAATATCTATTTAAGCTAACTCTTGCTACAATTCCCTATCGAAACATTTTATTTCGATGTGTTCTTTGAGTTAAAAATTGAAGTGGTGTGACAATAACTTTGATAGGCTGTGATGGAAACACCTTGTTGTGTGTACACAAACTCACTATGACACGTTAGTTACGAATAGTCACCTACACTCACCACTTCACAACAATAAGTAGCAAATAGATAACGGCATCCTCGAAAGAGTGACATTAGTCCGGCTTTGCTACTTTTAAGCCTTGATATGGGGATAGCACTATTTATTTTAACTCATCCTTTAATAATAGTAACACTACCTTGTTATCCCCTTGTGAGGGCTTTACCTCTAAATAAACAACAAAGGAAATAGATATGAGAGATTATTCATATGCTGAGTTATGTAGAATGAAGAAAAAGAGAGTGATTAAAATCGCAGGGTATTCAAACATTAAAACCATGATGGCTGACTCTAAAGAACATAGTGGTGACAAAAAGCCTTTCAGTAAAAAACAGATAGCTAGAATGATAGCTAGTGACAGGTAGGGGCTAACATGAAAGCAATACAACTATTGGAAATGCTAGAAAATGAGAAATACAATCAAATGACGTGCTCTGAATTTGCGGCTATTGTGAGAAAACACTGGGTGATTGAAGAAGATGAAAAAGAAGATGATTTGGATTTTCTAAAACCTGATTGGATGCCAAAAAGTGTAATACATCATACAAATAAGGATAGATCATGAAAACCAGTGAGAATGTAGAGCAACTATTCAAGGCATATGTAGAGGTCTCCCCAGAGTTGGTAAATATTGGTAAAGACAGTGAGGGTTATGGTTATAACTATACAAGTCTTGAGAAGCTCATAGAGCATACTAAGCCTATTTTACACAAGCACGGCTTGGCAATTATCCAAATGAACATCCCAAACGGAGTTCTTACTAGAATGGTTCATGTGTCTGGGGAATGGATGGAGTCTACTTTTACGGGTGACATTATCCAACTTTCTAAGATGAACGCATACCAAGTCCAAGGTTCACAATCTACTTATTATAGACGTTACGCGTGGGCTTCTATTTGTGGTATTGCTTCTGATGAGGATAAAGATGCTGAGGGCGAACAGGTGAAACCAAAACCAAAGGAAGCACCGAAAGCAAAGACTGCAACAATACTTATCAACTCTAAGCAGATAGCAGATATATTCACTCTTGCGAATGAAGTTGGATTAACTGTTCCACAGGTTTGTACTGCATGGACGATGAAAAGCCTAGCTGAACTTCACGCTGACAATTACGATAAAATGATTGAATGGCTGAATAGTCAAAGGAAAGCATAATGAGTGATATAGCTATACGAGAGCATTATAATCTAATAGACGATGCGAAGGAATACACTAAGGATAACTTATGGTAAATGCTACCCCTATACAATGGTTTATCAAAAAGCGAATAGACGAGAGAGAAAGGCTTGTCAAAGCAAGAGCATTGGCAAACGGTGAAAAAGGTGTTATGGCTCAATCTGATGCGTTCTATCGTGGTAAATCAACGGATAACACGCTCAACTATGATAAAAAAGAAATAAATTTCTACATGGAATCAGTATGAAAATCACACTAAGAAAAGGCGGTATAGCACTATTCCCAAACAGTCAAGCAGATATAGACATATTGGAGAAGCTGAGTGATGCCATTTATGAAGTAGATATTAAAAATCTCGATATGCGTACTGTCAAAATGAACAATTCTTTACACTTGTGGTACACCCAGATAGCACAACTTTTAAATAAGAATAATAAGAAGTTAGGCAATGAGTTTTTAAATGTTGATATCGACTATACAATGCAGTTAGTGAAATCCATATTCGGGACTTTAGCTGTAACTTTTGCAACCGATGGAAGGACAACACACACATCAAAGATGATGAAAAAAGAGTTTGAAAAATTCATCAATGTTATAGTGAAATTACTTGCAAGGCAAAACATAGAAGCCCCAGATTTCCCAAATAAGAAATTATGGGATAAGAAAAAGGATAACAAATGATTGAAACCATAGCAATAACTGCATTGGTATTATTGGTTTGGTTTTTCCCGACCAAGCAACAACCAAAAGGGCTTTCTAATGAAGAGAAAGCAATAAGTAATATGTGGAACAGAAAGGAATTGACATGAATATAATGCTTAATAAAGAAACAGAAGAAAAGTTAAATAAAATACTTAATGGTAATGGGATAATTGCAAATATGAACCTGATTCTACACCCAACCGCTAAGGGATATTATAAGCTAGAGGGTAAAGACAAGAACAAGGATGTGATACTTTTATCAAATTATATAGATTTTAATGGAGATAAAAAAGGAATTAAATCATGAAATACATAGGAATAGTTTTAGCATTCCTGTTCGCATTAGCTATTTATGCCTTTGCGGTAATAGGGATAATAGATACGTTTATCATTGGAGAGGTTAAGAGTGAACATATCATGGAAGATTACTTCACCCCTTGACTTAATAGTTGCGATAAAAATTCGGTGATTGCAATTTTTAAAGGTTCTCTCAAATCCCCACCCTCAGTAAAACGGTATTGTGCGCTTCCAAAAAACGGTTCTGCAATAATAGCCAAAGATTTACCTCTACAACAGAAGCCACCACCTCTATCACTCATAGATACTTTTTTAATACCCCTGTTTGATGTGGGTAGATGCCTATCTAAAGAGTAGTTAAGCAGTTCGGCTATATGTTTACCCCCCTCACTACAAAAAAGCACCTCGTGACCATGTACGGCTTGATTAGAAAAAGAATTAAAATGAAACTCTACTGAGATTTCAGCCCCCCACTCATCAATACGACTATGTAAGTCTATCATTTGTGCAGTATATCCTATTATCTTTTCATTTCTATAGAATATTGCATGCTCTATTCTTGTTAAGTCAAGAGAGAATATTAACTCATCGTTAAAAGAATATTCACTTATTCCCTCTGAACCAAAAGCCCCTTGGTTTATTTCGTCATGCCCTATAATTAAGGCTATTTTTGTCTTATTCATTTTCAGCTTTCCTTGCGATTATCTCATAAGGTATATCCAAATAAGATCGCTTAATACCCTTAAATGCCAACAACCCACGTATAAAATGATAAAGATACACAATATGATACTTTACGATTCCGTCTTCTTTCATCTGTTCTGCATGTTTACACTCATGTTTTTTTAACCGTCTTGATGGAACGCCTATAAAATAAATATATTTAATTGGTGCAGTATATCCCTTCCATCCAAATAGCATCATCATCCATTTTATAGGGAGTTCGTACCATTTAAAATCATCTATCTTTATTGTTCTGTTACACTCAATCATAGTTCGGCTTTCACGATAGTTACTCTCTCTTTACTTCTACGCGTATCGCTTACAATATCAATCCTTTTTTTCTTAAAGTAAGTATATTCCAAGTCATTATCAAGTGCATGATTGATCTCGACCCTAATATCTTCATCTATGATGTGGTCATTGTGCTGATTTTTGATTATATGTATCATTTAAATCTCCTGTTAAATTCGCTATTTTGTTTCTCGTAGAAGGATATGTTATGAATCCTCTTTTGCGATATCTCACTAGCCTTGTGAAGCTCTTTCTTGTTAACTAGGTAATATGTGTAGTCATGAACTTTAAAGTCCTTAATTTCATAGCTAGGAACTTTATATAGTATTTTTAGTTTAGGTACTTTGGTTTTAACAAAAACCTTAGTAGGCGTGCAAGGTTTTTGTGAGCAGCCATTAAAAAATAAGATTATTGCTAGTAGAATTATTCGCATCTGCAAGTCCTGTAAAATAACTTTCAAAATTAACTATCTTATTTTGTTCTATAAGTTGAACTATCTCAACACCTAAGTTATTGATTGTAATATCTTTGGCTTTATTGTCTATTATTAGTGTATCTATTCTTTTACTAAGATTATTAATCGGTTCAAAGTGATACTTATAAATAACGCCACCAGTCAAGCCTAAAACAAAAACGGCTGCTCCTATATATGTATAAAGTTTAAACATTTTTACATATCCTTTAATCATCTTTATTTATCCGTGAAATATGCTCTGCACTCTTGGCTACAAAATATGAACCATACATAACTATAAGTATTGCTTCCAATACGCTTATATAAGCCTCTTTAATTGTCATATCAAAGAAGTTTCCATCTATTACAGAAAAGGTAGTAAATAATAGCGTCAACCATATCATCAAACTAGGTCTAATTAATCTGCTTAATTGATTATCTGGCTTAATATCAATTCCTTTTAAAGGTTGCTTGGCAGTTTCTTATATCACTATTATTGTCTGAGCAGTCCTTTATCACACGAAAGAGTTTAGTCTCATTTACATTAATACGACCATTTATACTGCTTAGTTTTTTAACTATTAGTTCATGTTCTGCTGTATTCCGTATGTCTGATTTCTCTAAACTTTTTGTGAGTTTGTCAATAGAGGCTATTAGAGGGGTAAATGTTATCTTGTTCTCAAGTGTTGTATTAAATACCCATGCTAATAGACCTGCTACCAATGTAGCACCAAGTCCTGTAAGTATTGTAAAGCCACCAAATTGTATTATCTTTTTTTCCATTTCAATCCTTTATATTCTATGGCTTGACTGCATTAACCAATGTGGCTTGTTGGGGGCTTGCCGTGTATAAGTCATAATCTATAACTAAATCTTCTGTATATCCACCTAATGATGATGTAGCATATATATCATTGTTTGCCAAAGTCGCTAAGAAAGTAGAACTATTGCTTCCACCTCTGTCCTCCCAGTTGTCAATATCACCACTATTGCAGATGTCGTTATTTTGATAAGTTGAAGTTGATGTACACCCGTAAAAACTTCCCCAGTAACTAGAGCCGTTTATAATTACATTGTCTTCAAATTGCACATTCCCAACATCACTAAACCTGTTAACCACCATACTTGCCTGTCCACAGGTATAAAACAAGTTGCCGCTGATAGTACCATCTTGCATCCCTGCATCATCACCCTCTGGAATATTTAGACCGCTTGAGCCGGTATTAATACCGTCTCCTGAATTATAAAACACATTGTTAGTTATATTTATATTTGCAGGTCTTTTGTGTAATACCATCGCACTTTTATCTACAGACTCATGATACCCTTGCATAAAGTTGTTAGATATTGTTACGGGATTCCCTACGTCATGTGAACCACCCTTCATGTCAATAGCATTTTCAAAAGATGCATTATCTACATCTAATTGAATCCTATTGTTGTCTATTACAAGACCCTCTACATTTACTGCTCGTTCCCATTCTGGATCACTTGAGTTAGTAACTCTCACAATCTGAATACCATCATTGCATTTATAGATTTCATTCTCTATAAATTTACAGTCGTGACACTCTAAATCAGCACTTCCATTCCATTCGTTTATTTCAATCGCTCCACCGTCGTCGATAACTTGGTTTTGAAATCTACTTCTTTGAACAGTATTCCTGTGAGCCAAATGACGTATCATAACTCCTTGATTTACACTGTCTGCAAGAAATCTATTTATTATGTTGTCTGTACCCCATATTTTTATTTCTCCGTCATTATTGACATCCCATGCCGCCATTCTGTCTAATATCCAAAAGTTGCCGTCAATCTCTATTTGTATTCTGGCAAGATTTGTTGTGTTAATCGTTAATGCTCCCGTATGGGTATCGTTTCCATTAAGTAAACTAATAGTACGCCTATTCTCTGCATCCCCATCTTCTGTAAGCACCCAAGTTGTAGATGAATAGTCACCCGGCTCTACGTAAAAATGTTGTTTGCTGTCATCGTTAAGTAATGATTCGTTTCCATTTGATGTAGTTATCAACACATGAGTGTCTATCCCACTGTCATATTCGGGGATAAACACTGTTTCTAAATAAGGATTTTCACTTATAATATTATTATCAGCCCAAATCTTCAATGCTTGAGCTGTAGCTAGACTAAATGTTGATTCAAAAATATGTTTGCTTATCATTATGCTGTCCTTTGAATAGTAATACCATTAAGTGCAGCATAGGTTTGTGAGCCGTTAAGCGTCATTGTCAAGTTTTTAGCTGTACCGGAATAACTTACGTCTTCTACAGTATGACAGTTTGTCGCGTCTTGATTTGAATTGATAGTGAAATCACTTCCATTAAAATTAAAGTCACTTGGAGCCGGGGTTCCTGTTGTTTCATCCATTGAATGAAAAGTAATGTCATAAGTACCTGTTGGTAATTTGAGAGCAATAACACAAGTCTCATCTGCTCCAGATTCTACATACCAAAAACCATACATCATAAACGCTTCACCACAAGCATCTGCACCATTATTGCCACTATCATCATGATAGACATTTTCAGCTTGTGTAGTACACAATATTGTCGCACCTGTAACAGTAGTCCCCTCTTCGTCTACAAGCGTTGTTTCTACATCAATAGCATTTATAAGTATAAAGCTATTCCATGTGTTTGAACTACTCGAACCTTCTGTCCCTACAGAAATAAGGATAGGTTCATAAGTTGCAGCAGCAACTACATTCACTGTTCTTGTTACTTCATCAGCACTATTCTCTGCTTCATCATCCACATTATAAGTGACTGTATATTCATCTATCACATCCTCATCCACAGGATTGACCGTTACAATATCAGCTGTGATGTCTCCATCTCTATTGTCTAATGCTGTTGCTCCTGCATCGTTGTATGTGCCATACTGCTCAACATCTACAGGGCTTGAGCCTAACATTGTAATGACAGGGTCTATATTGTCTATAATAGCTGGAGGAAGTTCATAAAAAATCCAATCACCTGATGGAGGGGTGTATGACTTACCGCTCTCACTTAGCGTAACTTCAGTTTCGTGATCTCCTAAATAAATGTCACAAGTATTGTCACCCTTGTAGTCAATAACATATATTTTATAAGATACTCCCATAACCACATCATAAATGCCGCCTATGCTCCATGTTTCATCAGAAGGTGCTTCCCATCCAGTATTTATCTTTTTCCCGCCACTTAGGTCTATTGTGCCGTCTTCTGGATATTGTGCAGAACTAGGATTGTACGCCGTATCATCATCATTGAGAAGTTTTCCGTTATAGTCTGTGGGTACGTTAGCTATATCATCAACATATTTGAACCCACCACTTTCGATAAGGGCTTGCGAGAAGTCGTATGAAGGCGGGTTTGAAGAAGCCCTAGTATACACCTCATCGCTCCCAAGCATTATTTTATCAACTTGTGAGCTACTTATATAGTATGCCGCTATTTCACTAGAGCCTAAATTCATAAGTTATCCTACTATGACATAAAAAGTTGTCGATACTGGAGTAAGTGCGTTATATTCTGATTGGGTCAAAGATACAATATTTTTTATTTGGTCTGAACCTGTATCTGCTGAGGTGTCAGAACCAAGCAAGCGGCTCGTATCATCATAATACACCCCGTCCGATTTTGTTTCAAAAGTTAAAGCAGTTTTATCCATATAGAACGAGGCTGTACCTGCTGAATCATCTGAATTATAATGCTTAATAAGAAATCCACTTGATAACCCTGCAAACTTAGCATTAAAATATCCTTCACTTGTTACTATATTAGAGGCTCTTAGATTTGTTTTAAAATCAAATATGCTGTTTGGATTTTCTCCTGTGTCTCCAAAGATTGTAGAATCCGTGAATATTCCACCTGTTTTAAGTACATAATTGGCGGCTACTGCATAATAAGAGGGAAGTTGACCTCCTAGTTTTTCGGAGTTATCTACTATACCGCTATCGTCTGTGTCGTAAACTACTTTCGTTAAATAATATGAAGGAAGTTGCCCCCCTAATTTGTTGGATTCATCTGCAAAATCAACAACCCCATCCTCATTAGAATCATAAAAGTTTATCCCCATAAAATGTGACGGTAAATACCCCCCCAAACGTTGAGAATCCACTGCATCGCCTGCATTATCAGCATAGTAAGCTGCATCAACTACTCCATCATTATCAGCATCATAAACGGACTTAAGCATATCCCCACCGCCTGTAGCGTCTGACTCTGTTAAAATTTTATTTGATGGAGTAACAGGTGATACTGTATCACTATCTACTAATACATCTGAATGACTGGTCTCGTTAGCAGCTGTATTATCAGAATCAGCAGTCTCAAGATCATCTATCTTGATAGAATTATCATATACCCCATCTTCTATTCTGGTCATATTTGTAGCGTTTGCTGGTGTCACATTGTTAACCCAGGTTCCCTTAGCGTATGGCATTTGTATTCCTTTTTAACATATTATTGTTTTTTCTCCGATTATTGTATGTTCCCCAATCACTAATGGGCAGAATAGAGATGTTTTTAAAATCTCGATAGTTGATATAATCTCATATTTTGTATTCCCTATCTCTCTTATGGATGGTGCTTGCATAAATCTAACTATTTTATTTAAACTAGTGTCCCCTCTAATAACTTGATCCACATAGAAAGTATCTGTACCATCATATAAAACTTCCCACATTCGCTGGAAGTTTTTAAGTTCCCCTATTGATAGTATCATTTTTACACCATACTTGGGATACCCTTTTAGCCCTCTTCGCTGTCTTGTTCCATAGTCAAATTGTGATCGTATAAAATTAGTAGCCTCTTGGCTCGAATTTAGCATAAAGTCTTTGTCAAGATAATCGCTTATGTGTATCATTCATACTCCTATTTGCTAAACTCTGATCTGCTGCCGTCTGTATCCATCTCTACATGAGCATCCACAAAAGTGCCTATAATATCACCTGTTTCGCTGTCTGTCCTTGCAAGTTGAAATTGAGCGGTTGAGCTTATTCCCATCCCTGTCATATCAACATTAATAAGCTTAGTAATCTGGTTAAATGTTCCACTTACATAAGTCATTGCATTGTTGGTGGGGTTTGCTTCTACGACAACAGTCGTCCATGAAGTAGTTTTAGCAGCACCATTACTTTGCACCCTATATTTGACTGTGAACTGAATAGGCATATTTAAATAAGTGTCTGACTGCTCCCAATGGATGTGTAAGTTCATACTTCCTGTTACTTTGGCTGCGTGGGGATATTGTAAGTTAAAGTTTACTATGTCATTGGCAGTAGATATACTGCCTCCACTTTTAAAGGTAATTGCATTTTCAGCATAATTGTACTCTACTTTCCCCACTACAGAAGATAGCCTTTTGCCTATTAACGAGCCAACGATGTCGTCCCATACTGTAGCGTTGCCCTCTCTTACGATAGTCCCGTCATCTTCTATTTTTAACCTGTTACTTCCTTCACCTATACCTATGTTTTTAAAAAATTCTTGTATATTTGGTGTTATAAATCCGAATACTTTTCCCATCATTTACACCGGTGTTGAAGTGACTAGGGCTGTTTCAAATCGTGCTGATTTTGCCCAAAGTATTTTTCCCGCTATTCCGTTGATTTGGCTTTTCGGGTCTAGTAATATCCGTCCTGCGGCTTCTGCAGTGGCGGCATCTGCTCCGAAATAATATTTTATTTCATTCTCACTATAGCAAAACCCTTCACCGTCTAAAACCTGTGTGAGTGTTTCATTGTTTATACCTTCAATAATTGCCATCTTAATCCTTTATGAGTAAATTGAGGCGTCATAATTAACACATTCTATGCTAACCGTTTCGCCTTTTGGCTTGATGCTTGTTACCAAATACTCTTTAGTTGTTCCAACTGTATAAGGTGTATCTTTTTCCACCCACGCGGGCAAACCTGTTATGTTTATATTATAGCCGTCTATCATTGTGAACGCTAAACTATTTGATACCGACCCATCAATATTTCTAAATGTGATATTACTATTACTTGTTACCTCTTCTGACAGTGTAACTTGTATCCCATCAACGGCTTCTGTTATCCCTGCCACACCCCAAAGAATAGATGAATGGGAAATGAGTATCTTGTCTAGGAATTGAGGGACTAAGCCCTGTATGTCTGTGTCAAAGGTTACTGTTTTGCGTCTAGCAGCATCTTGTTTATATAAATATGTAGCCATTGCTAAAGCTTGTGCATTTGTGGTTACTCCAAACAGATCAACTTTTAAAGGGGTTGTGCCTATTGATGGATATCGCTCTAACTCTTGCTTCCAGTCTGTACTGGAGCGATAAGAACATTCAACTGAGTCTGTTGAGGGACTTTCCTCTTTAAAGAAATATTGTACCTTTAATGAATCTTTTATTATATTTGTTTCATTATATAGTGCTGTCGTAGTCGCGTTTATGCCATCGTGTTTCAATATAATATCTTGTCCTACTGGATAAATCGAGTATTTTTGAGCTTTTGATATCATTCTCATA